GAGTTTATCAGATATGAAACTTAACACTACTAAAAATGTTAGAGCACAAAACTTTGTAAAAAATCAAGTTAAAGGAAGTGATATTGGAGGATTAAATACTATAAATGAAATCACAAGTGGAAAAATAAAAAAAATGAACGAAGTTGCAATTGAAAGATTATCCTTTTTACGAGATGATGTAACTTTAAATGAAAGTGTAAAAAATTTACCACCAAATGTATTAAATGCTTTGTATGCTAGAGCTACTCATGATGTAAATGCAAAATACAGAGAAAATCTAAAAAAGAATCCTCTTGTAATAGGTTATTTAAAAAATAAAAATATAGATATTGATAATACAACTGATAGTAATTTGTTAGGTGCATCTTTGAATGTAATTGGAGAAAAAGGAGCAGATGGTATTGGAGATAATAAAAAAGGTGGTGTAGGAAAGGCCTTCTTGAAATTGGGTAATCTTTGGAAAGATTTAGATTCCAAGGTTGAACAAATGAAAAGAAAAGGATATAAAGGTGATGAAATTTATGAAGAAATATATAAAATACAACCAAAAAAAGGTAAACCTGTATATGGTGGAGTTTTAAATCCTCAAGAACTTAAACAACTTCACGAAAATAAATTAGCAAAAAAACTATCTGAAGTTGGTGAATCTCGTGGAGATTCAATGAGAGAGGCACATTCAAATATTGTAACTGAAAATTTAAAGTTAGATATTAAATATTATCAAGATAAAGGATTAAGTTCAGAAGAAGCAGAAGAAAAGGTAAACTCACTTACAGAACCAAATGGCCCTAATACTGAAACTTATGCGAGAACATTTATGGATGAAATGCATTGGACACGAATTATTAGTGGTGATGCAGATAATAGAGTATCAATGTCAGTTGGAAAATATAATGTCAAACCACAACATTATAGAGAATGTTTTAAGAGTTTAACAGATTATGATGGTGATATAGATACACCTCAAGGTAGAAAAGGTTTAATAGACCATCTAGCTAAATTTACTAAGATAAAACCAGGTGAATCTTCAGTTGATTTTGTAAATGCTAAAAGTGGTAAAACTGTACAACTTGGCCAAGATACTTGGAGAACTGCTGGTGATGGTGAAAAAGTTGAAGGTAAAGATGGTAGCGATTTACAAAAATGTTTAGAATCAAAACAACAATAAACACCTTTATTTAGAGGTAAACCAATCTCTTCTGATTTATACACACTATTTCGATTTTTCCTAAAATCATTTGATATTTATATAGGAATACTAATAATAGGAAAGATTTAATGCAAACACAGTTACTCTGTACGTTTACAAATAAAGAAGAACTTCAAAATACCCTACAACTTATTCGAGAAACCTACCATATAGTTTACAACTATATCTATGTTTTACAAAATAAGGGTAATTTAGATGAACTCTTTATTACATATAATATTGATACATCAGTTAGACCAGATAGACCGATGGAAGATACTATATTGGTACATCGTAAAAAACAAAGTAATACTCTCTATACCATCAACGCTCTAAACGAATTGGTTAAAGAAGAGAATGGTGGTGTATTAGATAAATCTTTCACTATTGATTGGGATAAGTTTAAAAACTCAATCATCGTTACCAATGTAGAGGGGACAAAAAGAATTTCTACACGAATCTTCGAGGTAATAGAATTTAACAAAAAATAATTTTAACATAATTTTAACACTTTTCATTTGGCCATATCAAATAAAATTCGTAGGTTTGTAAGGTAATTAATTTAAAACCTTAAACCTATGAAAAACTTAGACAAAAACTCTTCAGTAAATTTATTAAATCAAGATGGTAACTTTAGATGGTTATCATGTAATGGAACTAAATTCAAACAAGAACTACAATCTTGGGAATCTAAAGACCAAATGATGTGGATTACTTTTGCAGGTAATGACTTTGAAAACAAATGGTTCAGATTAGAAACTGAAGATTTGGGTTGGATTGAGTGGAATGAAGATAATTCAAACTTAATCATGGATGTTTGTAGAGAAGAATTCTCAAATGAAAAATGGGGAATTTCTAACACTTCTCAGATGTTGATGGGTAACTCCATGAGAGATAACTTTTAGTAGTAAAAATAATTTAAAAAAAGTTGAGGTTTTACTTGGTAGTCTCAACTTTTTTTCGTATATTTACATAGTAAATGATTAAGATATGAATCGAAATACTATTCAAAATGTAACCGAAACAATTTATAATAAGGTTATAAAACGATATGGTGAATCTAAACACCATCAAACACTTCCCTATGTTGCTATTGAAGATACTCCTTATTCTGATGAGGATGTTCCCAAACAACTTTATGGTGAGTATTGTTCAATGTTAAACGAAATTACTTTATATTGGAAAAACATCCCTTCTATTGAGGTATTAATTCGAACACTTGTTCATGAGTATCAACATTACTTACAGTCACCTGGTTGGATGACTCGATACTACAACATGGGTCATGGTTATAATACACACCCATACGAAGTTGCTGCTTTTAATGAAGAAGAAAAGTGGATGGAATTTTTAGATAATACCTTAACTTCTCAGTATATGAGTAAAGAAGATGTTAGTAAATTAAATAAAATTAAAAAATAATTAGGATATTTAAAATAATATTCGTATATTTGTATCAAATAAATTATAAAAGGTTATATGGCTAAGAAACAAACCACCAGAAAAACTACCAAACCTACGGTAGTTAAAAAAACAAACACACGAACACATAAGTTAAACTTTAAACCAGTCGATGAGATTGAATATGAGGTAATCAGATATGATGACCCTCAAATAGTAGAAGAAGTTGAAAAGCTATATCCTGAAACTACTATGGAATTCAAACGTATCTTGTTTGACCAATATGAACTATTCTGTAAAAAACAATCTAATTATGGACCTGAAAACATTTCGGTTGGAACAAAATTAGAAACAGAAGAAGAGATAAAGGTATCTCTAACAGGTCTATGGTTCAGAATGAATGATAAGATTATGAGATTAAAACAACTTGTAGTTTTAGGTGGTAAGGATAATGTAGGAGAATCTATAAATGATACTTACCAAGACTTATCAGTATATGGAATTATTGCCCAAATTGTGAAGAACAATAAGTGGGGAAAATAATATAAAAAAGTACGAACTTTGGAAAGATTTTTCGGTGGTTTTTCTGATTTTCGTATATTTATATGTATAAAACACACACCGATAAAACAATTAATAATTAACACTAAAAGGTAAACATTATGGCTTTAGACATTAACGCAATCAGAGGTAGACTGAACAAACTACAAAACACACAAAGAAAATCAGATGCACTTTGGAAACCAACTCCAGGTAAACACCAAGTTCGTATCGTTCCTTACAAATTCAATCAAGATAATCCTTTCATTGAATTGTATTTTCACTACAACATTAACAACAAAACTTATTTATCACCACAATCATTTGGTAGACCAGACCCTATTGTAGAGTTTGCGGATAAACTAAAAAGAATGGGAGATAAAGAAGATTGGAAAGCAGCGAAAGCTATGGAACCAAAACTTCGTACTTTTGTTCCTGTTGTTGTAAGAGGTGAAGAAGGTGAAGGAGTTAAGTTTTGGGGATTTGGTAAAACTGTATATCAAGAAATTCTTGGATATATTGCTGACCCAGATTATGGTGATATCACCGACCCAACAAGTGGTAGAGATTTAACAATCGAATATAAATCAGCAGAAGAAGCTGGTACTTCGTATCCTACAACTACAATCAGAGTTAAACCAAGTGAAACTGCTATAAGTGAAGATGCAACACGTGCAACTTCTTTCTTAGAATCACAAACTGAAATTACAGATTTATATTCTGAATTATCTTATGATGAATTAAAATCAGTATTAGAAGGATGGTTAAACCCAACTGATGAAGGTGGAAATGGTTCTGAACCACAATCTACAACACAACAGACACTTTCTCCAAGTACTCCAACAAGTACTGTAGCAGAAACTACTCAACCAGTTGCACAACCTACACAAGCAGAATCTGCAAAGAAAACTGATGATGTAGCAGCAGCATTTGATGATTTATTCAACAACTAATTAAAACCATTTTATGGCAAAGAAAAAAGAACAAGAATTGGACTTGGCAGATATCCTAGCGGGTGAACTGAACAAACAAGCCAAAGATAATAAAGTTGCATTCTTCTTAGATGATGACAGTGCACCTACGAATGTAGATGGATGGGTATCGACTGGATGTGCAATGTTAGATGTTGCTATTTCTAACCGCCCTTATGGTGGATTGCCTGTTGGTAGAATTGTTGAATTAACGGGACTTGAACAAAGTGGAAAATCATTAGTATCAGCTCACCTCCTTGCAGAAACACAAAAACAAGGAGGAGTTGCTGTTCTAATAGATACAGAAACTGCGGTAAGTAGAGAATTTTTAGAAGCAATCGGTGTGGATGTATCTAAACTTCTTTATGTATCAGCAGATTCAGTAGAACAGATTTTCGATATGACTGAAACAATCATAGAAAAAGTTCGAGAAACATCAAAAGATAAATTGGTAACCATTGTAACAGATTCAGTTGCAGCAGCTTCAACACAAGCTGAACTTGCATCGGATTATGGTAAAGATGGATACGCTACTGATAAGGCAATTATCATTTCAAAGGCGATGAGAAAGATTACCAATATGATTGGTAGACAGAAAATCTTACTCGTTTACACAAACCAATTAAGACAAAAGATGAACGCAATGCCGTTCGGTGACCCATGGACTACTTCTGGTGGTAAAGCTCTTGCTTTCCATGCCTCTGTACGATTGAGATTGAAGGGTGCTGGTCAAATCAAAATGAAAGTTGGTGGACAAGATAAGATTGTTGGTATGAAAGTAAGATGTCAAGTGGTTAAGAACCGAATGGGTCCTCCATTACGTTCAACTGATTTTGAAATCTACTTTGATAGAGGTATCGATAACTACGGTTCGTGGTTAAAGGTAATGAAAGATAATAAAATTGTAAAACAAGCAGGTGCATGGTACACTTATACTGATACTGAGACTGGTGAAGAACTTAAATTTCAATCTAAAGATTTCATAGATATTATGGAAGAACGTGATGAAATTAGAGAACAGATTTATAAAAAGATATGTGAAGTACAAATCTTAGAATATAAATCAGATACTAAGGATATCGATAATGTAGTACATGACCCTAATTTAATACCAGAATAACATGAGTAAATTAATTACTATGTTGAGAAAAAGTGCCGAAGCTGATAGAGCTAAGGCACTATTATCTCTCGACTTATTAGATAAGAAATCTGTTGGTATCGGAGACCATTCCACAGAAGATTTTTATAAAAATGCTGAAGAAGCATTATTATTATTAGCTGAATCTCAAGATAGATTAGAAGCAATAGAAATCTACTTAAACGATTCCGATAACAAAGAACTTCTTACATGAAACAACTATACAAGAACATTTTAGAGTCAGTTGAGACTGATAGAACTCAAAATATCGATAAACACAAAAATTCTCGTGTTCTAATTATCGATGGGTTAAACACCTTCATCAGATGTTGGTCATCTATACCAACTATGAATGATAATGGAGACCATGTTGCAGGAGTAACAGGTGTCCTTAAATCAATAGGGTATGCAATCAGACAAACTCAACCGACTCGTGTTGTTGTTGTATTTGATGGTAAGGGTGGTTCTACATCTCGTAAAAAGAAATTCGGTGGATATAAAGCACAACGAGATAAGAACAAACTCAGAGTAAATCGTCAGTACGCTGATATGATGAATGATGAGGATGAAAGAGAATCTATGAAAAGACAGTTCGTTTGGTTAAACGAAATGTTAGATAAACTTCCTCTTACAACTATGATATATGATGGTGTTGAAGCCGATGATATCATGGCTTATATCTCTACTACACTTTTAAAAGAAGATGAACAAGCAGTGATTATGTCAACTGATAAGGATTTTCTTCAATTAGTTGATGATACAACCATCGTTTGGTCACCTACGAAAAAGAAAATGTACAACAAATCTATGGTAAAGGAAGAGTTTGGTATAGAATCCAAGAACCTTTTACTTTATAGAGTATTAGATGGTGATAAATCAGATAATATACCTGGTGTATATGGGTGTGGTATTAAAACAGTATTAAAGAGATTTCCTGAAATTACAGAAGATGTAAAATTAGAAGTTGATGATTTACTAAGGTTAGCTGAAGAAAAGAAAGATGAAACTAAAGGTAAGATTAAAATATACAACGATATCATAGAGGCTAAAAACCAAATTCTTTTAAATAGAGAATTGATGCAATTAGATGATGTTGATATTAGTGGTACTATTAAAATGAATACTTTAGATAGATTCAATGAACCAATTACCCCACTCAATAAAATGGATTTCATGAAAGTTATTCTAAAATACAAGGTAACGGGTGCCTTCGGAGATATAAATGATTGGTTAAAAACAACCTTTGGAAATTTAATCACAGATTAATTTGTAAAATACAAATAAAATTCGTATCTTTACATAAGTTTTAAAAAAGAGTCAATGCAAGAACAAAAAGTAGATACTTTATCGAAATATGGGCAATCATTTCAGAGTA